ATTACAAGATTCCGATGGCCTTTGTGTCGGGTACGCTACCGTCTAACTCGACACGGTACTATGTCGAATTCGTTCGCACCGGAGATTTAGGAGCCACTGGCCCAACAGGTCCTACAGGGGCAACAGGAGCTACTGGTCCCACAGGTGCAGCCTCCACGGTAACAGGTCCTACAGGGGCAACCGGTGCTACTGGTCCTACAGGTGCAGCCTCTACAGTCACAGGTCCTACAGGGGCAACAGGCGCTACTGGGCCTACAGGTGCGGCCTCTACAGTGACCGGTCCTACAGGAGCGACAGGTGCTACTGGGCCTACAGGCGCAGCCTCTACGGTGACTGGTCCTACTGGTTCGACAGGTGCTACTGGTCCTACCGGTCCTACTGGAGCAGCGGCACCATCAGACCATGGTTTATTAACCGGACTAAGTGATGATGATCATGCTCAATATTTATTGGCAAATGGTACTAGAAATCTCACCGGAGACCTGACTATATCATCCTTATCTACCACACTAATATGGAACAATGGATCAGGTCCTCATGGATTTGAAATGAATACAGGCACAGCTAGCGCATTTGAGTCGGCCCTTTATTATAGAACTGGCACGAATACCTGGTCTTTTGAAGACGCCTCTGCAAATATTATTGCATCCTTTGATTCTGGTACACGTGAGGTTATAGTTGGAACTAGTTTTTTTGCTAATGGAATTAGTACAGATGTTGCCAACACAACAACTAATGGTCTTTCATATATTGCTGGTGAAACACTCGCGGTAGCAAGATCTGGTGGTGTTTCTGGCGTATTTGGAAGAAATACCAGCGATGGTAACGTGATGCTAATTCAACAAGGGGGAACTACTGAGGGAGTTGTTTCAGTATCTGGAACAACAGTCACATGGGGTACATTTGCTGGCTCACACTGGTCTCAATTAGAGCCATATGAAAGAATAGATATTAAAAGAGGCACAGTAATGGAAACAATAGATATCATGTGTCATTGGGATGGAGAGGAAAATGAACAACTTCCTAAATGTAAAGTTTCTGATACAGTAGCTTCTAACTCTGTTTATGGAGTTTTTATGATGTGGGATAATGATGACGAAACTTTTACATCTGATTTATTCATCATTGCACTTGGCGCATATATGATTAGAATAGCACCTGGCATCTCGGTATCATCTGGAGATTTATTGGAAAGTAATGGAGATGGGTGTGCTAGACCTCAACCCGATTCCATATTTAGAGCAAGTACAATAGGAAAAGTATCCAGCACAAATATAATAGAAACTTTTGAAGATGGATCATATCTAGTGCCCTGCACTTTACATTGTGGATAAAATGGTATATAATATATTTTTATTTAAAGAGGAAATATGAATCCAACAGACAATATTGATATTAATATTCTTATAGAAACATTTAATACAAAGATTTCACAATTAACCTCTGAACTTGTTGTGAAAGAAACTATAATTAAACAGCTTTTAGCAAGAATTAGTGAATTAGAAAAGGAAGAAAATAATGACTGATGAAAATGTAGAAGAGACTCCAAAAGAGCTTGCAGTAACGATTGTTATTTCTAATCAAGAGATCAAGTATAAGAGTGATTTCAACGAGCCAGAGACTGTTTTTTGGATTGAGGCAGTAAAAGATCTTATTATCAAGAACGCTTTTTCTCGCGGTAATCTTCAGCAATCTGAGTAACATATAAATTTTTGTTTGTAATGCTACTATTAAATTAGTTTTTTGTATGGAGAATAACTATGGCTTTTTCTGATTTTTTGCCCTTCCGGCAAACAGGTAGTTCTAATCAAAACAATATAGTAGCTAAAGCTCTTGAGCCAGAAGAGATTAAATCTATCAATCGAGTAATGAAAGTTGCAGCCCTGGCCCTTGGGTTTCAGGGCTCAACTTATTATTATAATACTCGCGCCACATTTGAACCATCACCTTATGATTTCGATAGAATAATGCAGGCTGTAGATACTGACTCTTATGTCAAGCAAGCTATGGCTAAATATCGTGAACTCTTTTGGAAAGAGGGATGGAAAATTGTAGGGGAAAACCCTGAGGCTGTTTCGTATTTATATCAAAGAATTGATTATATGGAAATGGCTATGAAAAGGTCTTTCTTAGATTTTCTAACAGAAGTGTCCGATCAACTATTCAAGTTTGCTAATGCTTTTATTGTGAAAGCTAGAGGAGATATTTCTGGATTTTTTCCAACTCCTTTGAATCCGATTAATGCTGGTCAAACTGTTGTTGGGTATTATCTAGTTCCTACTGAGCAGGTAAGAATTCTGCGGGATAAATTTAATAGACCAAAATCTTATCAGCAAAGCACAGATCCTTTAACATATTCTCCTACAGAAAGAGATCCTGTCTGGACAGCTGATAGAGTAATTCATATGGCTCTAGACAAAAAGACTGGTAGGGCATTTGGCACGCCATTCTTAAGTGCAGTCTTAGATGATATTATCGCTCTAAGACAGATGGAAGAAGATATTCAAAACCTAGTTCACAGAGAACTTTTCCCTCTTTATAAATATAAGGTTGGCACACCAGAACAACCAGCCGAGCCTGATGAAATTACAGCAGCAGCTATTGAAATTGAAGCAATGCGTGCCGAAGGTGGACTAGTTATCCCTCATCGCCATGATATTGATGTTGTCAACTCTGGAAGCGCGGGACTAAACGCTAGCCCATACTTAGACCACTTTAAAGAAAGAGTAGCCGTTGGATTAGGTCTAGCTCCACATCACCTTGGAATGGTCATGAATGGCGGTAACCGTTCTGTTACTGATAGACTTGATACCGCGCTATATGACAAAATCAAGCAGTATCAAAAACTCTTTGCAGAGATGGTAAGAGTTCATATATTTAATGAACTTTTATTAGAGGGTGGATTTGATCCTGTTACCAATCCAACTGAAGATTCTGTTTCGGATCGCTGCTTCTTCAAGTTTAATGAAATTGATGTTGACACTCAAGTTAAAAAAGAGACACATATCATTCAGAAGTATACTAACTCTACGATTTCTTTGGAAGAGGCTCGTATTGAGCTTGGCTTAGATCCCGATTATGATATCGATGAACTATTCCCATCTATTCAAGGAAAGGTTCAGATTGATATTTCTGCTGCTCAAGCTGAGCAAGCGATGCAAAGAACGGCCTCGATGCAAGGTCAATCTGATCCAGCAATGAATGATCCTAAAAAAGATGGAGATAAACAGCAACCTGCGAGCAAAGGTAGTGTGAATCTTCCAAATAATAGGAGAGGTCCCGGCAATGCTACTCGTCCAGCAAATCAATATGACAGAAAGAGTTCTCCAGATATTAGACGATCTGACGCAGAACTTCTTAAATTAGTTGAAAATCTTTTAGAATCAGACTATAATGTAGTTTATTCTAATGAAGATAATATAAAGGATTAATGTTATGGCTTTTTCAGCAAAGATTTCTAGTGAAAGATTAGCTCAATCAGTAAGAACTGACGACGCTCTTGCTGCTTTTGAGCAGAGTGTTGGCAATGGACAGGCTCGTTTAGCTATTGAGGTTTTAGTAGATGTTATTAATGCCCTAGTTGATAAAGTTGATGAGCTTGAAGAGAAGATGAGTGCTCCTAAGAAGTCAGAGCCAGTTAGCGTTTCTGATGATGTAAAGCCAAAAGCTATCACTGATGAAGTAAAGCCAAAGTTAAATAAGGCTCCTAAGCAGGACAGTTCTAACATAGCTGAATAATGAAGTTATTAATTGGTTGTCCAATATATAAAAGAGATTGGATATTACATCATTGGATTAGGTGTATTCATGAGCAATCTCTTGCAATGTCTGATATTGGTTTTGTTTTTGAATGTTCTAGCGACGATGAAAAAACAATCAATATTTTAAACGTGTGGAAAAAAATAGATAAATCTATTCCTCATTTTGAAATTAAAATTAGAGAAGATATTCCACATTTTGAACATGAAGAGAATGGTCGTCAATGGACTCTCTCTAAATATGAGAATATGGTTTCTTTACGAAATTCTTTGCTCTCTTCTGTGAGAGAGATAGAGCCAGATTTCTATTTTAGTCTTGACTCAGATATTCTGATTCAGAATCCTAATACTTTAGAATTACTCATTGCTCATGTTAAGTCTGGCGCGGATGCGGTAAGTCCGCTAATGTTTATGACACCTGTTGGTGACATGTACCCAAGTGTGATGACATGGGCCGATAATGGAACCGATAAGGCTAGAAGACTTCTTAAGTATCCTATTGGGACATATTTTAAAGCTGATGTTATTATGGCAGCTAAGATGATGTCTAAAAATATGTATCAGTCGATTGACTATAGGGTTCATGAACAGGGTGAAGATGTTGGTTGGGCGCACAATGCTAAGTTGGGTGGTTTTAAACTATTCTCAGCATCATATATTTATAGTCCTCACATTATGTCTAAAGAAATGTATCAAAACTTTTTAGCAAATGGCGATCCTCGTCATTCAAACTACAAATACTAACTTTAATAATTTATTATAAATCTATATAAATTTGTTCAATGTTATAAAAAGAAATTTACTATTAATCACTAGATAGCCTCGTAAAAGGAATTATTTACATGTCATTTGATTTTGTCGAGAATTTTACAGTTCTTTTACCTGATTTTTCAAAATCAGAAATAGATTTTTCTGAATCTTTTAATTCTAAGCACGGCCTTATTATCGAAGTTGCAGCTATCCATGAAGGATTGACTTCTAATTATAACAATTACTCAGCGGAAGAACTTGAGAAAGCTCTTCAGTCTTGGGTTGAGCCATATCCAAAGCCTATTATTTTAAATCACGATTTAAATACAGAGCCCATTGGAAGAGTTATTGCTGCAAAGATGGATAAAGAAGATGATGGTAGTCGGTTTATTAGATTACAGATCGCAATCACCGATCCAGTCGCTGCACAAAAAGTTTTAGATAAGAGATACCTAACTGGTTCTGTTGGTGGCAGGGCAGGAAATGCTATCTGTAGCATTTCTGGAGAAGACCTTGCTTCTGAGGATGATTCAGGTAGACCTCGTGTACCAAAGTATAAGCGTGGCAAAGTATACAAAGGTAAGATTGCCTATATTGATATGAAGAATATTTCTTTTAAGGAGTATTCTTTCGTCAATCAGCCAGCTGATCAGAAGTCTGGCGTCCGTTCCACTAGAATGGTAGATGGCGAAAAAACAATTGCCCATTCTGATTCATGGGTTGCCAAGAGTTCAGCTTTTGTTCTTCATATGGAAAGTGAAGATATTGTTTCCGTTGAGAGCAATAAGTCTGTTCTGAAAGATATGAAAAAGAAAGAATCTAAGCCAACTTATCTACATCTTAAAGGCGCTTTTTTGAGTGCGATGGCTCTCCACGAGAGTGAAAGTGATTTTAGTAATTCTGATTCATTACTATCTAATGAAGATTCTGAGAACTTAGATCTTGAGGAGAATCATAATATGGATGATTTTAACAAAGATGAAGACATTCTAGCAGTAGCCGCTGGCCTGAGCGAAGATTTGTCTACTATCGCAGCAGCTGCTTCTGCTTCAGATGAGTCTGAAGTTTCTACAGAGGAAACAGTTGAAGATGTCGCTTCGGATGTCGTTGAGTCTTCTGATCCAGAAGATGAAGATGATTCTGAAGTTGAAGAGAGCTCATCTGACGATTCAGAAGAGGCGGATGTACCTGAAGTTGTAGATTCCGAAAATGCTGAAAAGCCAGAAGAGTCATCCTCTGATGAGGATGAGGTTCAAGAAGAAGTTGAAGGGCACGACGATCTCAAGGTCGTAGAAGCTGATCCTGAGCAGGATGTTGTTCAACTTACCGTAAAGGTAGCTCTTCTTGAAGAAGAAAATGCAAAACTTAAGAATGCTCTACATATGACTTTAGTAGAGAGAGTTGTTGATACTAAGATTAATCTAGGTATTGAATCAATTGAAGATAGAGAGAAGCTAATGGTTGAGCACTGCTCACGTACAGCATCCTCTTTAGCTGATTCACTTCGTGATTTAGCTAAGGTTCCTAGCAAGGCATCCAAGAGAGTATCTGGATTCCTGATGCCAGAAGTTACTTCAGAGGCTGAGGTAACCGAATCTGAGGATAATGTTCTTACCATTGGTGAGGATGAAGTGATTCATACTCAGGCTGCTCCAGTTGACTCTTTCGAACAAGTTTTAGTAGATGCTCTTATGGGCAGACGTAAACTCTGATATTAAGGAGATTTTAAATGAGTTTAGCAAAATTCCGTAAAGTATACGCAAAGACTGGTGCAGGTCGGTTCGTAGTTTCTGAGGGTATCGCCCCCAGCGCCTACCTCCTTCCCCACCCCGGTCTTCCAACATGGTACCTCGACAGTGAGGATGATCGTTTTGAGATCGTTATCACTAAGGGCACCATCCTTTCAGTAGTTGCCGACTCCAATGGTGATGCTCGCATTGTTCCCGCTAACGGGACTGGCTCAAGCGTTACCTGGGGTGATACCATGGCTTCATGGGATCCAATGGCTGGAGCTACCCCAACCGATACTACCGGTTCAGATGATACCGTAACAGTTGGCACTTACTCAGTTCCAATTGGTTGCGCTCAGTATGACCTCTATCGTCCATTCGATAAGGGCACTTCACAGGGCGCTGGCTTCATTACCCATGGGTATGTCGAGTACCCAATGGTTAATGGCATTAATGCCGATGTTACTGTTGGTAGTCTCGTTCGCGCTGACCATATGGGTCGTCCAGTAGCAATTGCCGCCACAACCGGCGCTGCTGGTGCCTACCCATGGACAGTCGTTGGCAAAGTCGTTGAAGTTGAAAAGTTCGCTACCAACTTCGATGATGGTTTACTCAGCTACATGCAGCTTCCATCAGATCCAGGTGCACTGAAG